TTCTATTTTTTCTGGTTTATTATTATTTATCAAGTTTAATGTGTTAGATATGCTATCTAATTGTTGCTGGCCATATATCGCATTTAACCCTTCAACTTGATTCGTGAATAGATAGGGTATTTCGATGGATAAAATACTAATTATATTTTCATTATTACAAATCTGAGTAAACATTGTAAAAATTTTTTGCATTATCTTAGATGTATCGAATAATTTAAATTTCTTACAAACAATATATTTTTCAGAATTTGCATATCTACTTGTATTTGGTTTTACAAAATAAACTTCTTCGTATAATAAAGCTACTAGATAAATCATTTGAAGCGATGCTTCTGTAAATGTATCGAAAAATTTAATAAAAAAATTTCCACCTTTTTTTTGGATAGCTATTGCATATATTATTTGACATAGTATTAAATTTGCACTTACGGTTTCTTGGCTATTAAAATCAATAGAAAAATCGAAACCACCATCGGCAGTTACCAGGTCAATAGAACCTTTATATTTTTCATGACAGAATTTTAAATTATCTAGTGACAATAAATTACCTGTATTATCTATACCTTTTTCAATATATACATTTTTGTGTTTTTCTAAAAAGGCAGTACTTTTCTTCCATCCAGGAACATTTACATCATTATCTATTAAGGTCATACCTACATAACTATCATTGATATTATTTCGCAGAAAAGAAAGAGCTTCAATAAAACCTCCAGGACCTTCAGCAAGATGAAATGATTTACAATTATCGGGTAAATCTGATATGAGATTGAAAATACCACATATTTCTATCATTTTAAAATAAGAACGTGATAGTGGTTTTATTTTACAAACAGACGTTTTTGTATTTGATACTTGAGTGTGTATATATTCGTATGGATTTATATATTTTTTATAATGATCCCATTCTTCTTGTCTATTATCAATTTCAGTTTTTATATTTGTCAAATATTTCACAAGTGTCTTATTTATAACAGGTTCACTGATTTTTTTATCACTAGTATTAAAATTAATAAATTGTTCTATTTTTTCATTATATGGAATATTATGAAGTTGAAAATAACTCATATGTTGATAATTATTATAATATGTAAATTTTTATGTTGTTTATAATTTTTTTAATGTAAAAATTATAAATGAATTTTTTACTTAATCTTTTTTGATATTAATCTTTCTTTTTACCTTTGGACTAGATGCTTGCGTAGTAGATGCTTGCGTAGATTTTTGTTTTGATGGTTTTGAAACATTTATTTTTCGTTTGATTGTTTTCTTCGGTTTTTTATCTTCAGGTTTTTCTGATAATGTTACTTTCTTATTAATTTTTTTGCTTGTTTTAGGTTTAGTTTCGTCTGGTGTTGATTCACTCAGGCTTTCAATACGCGTTTCATTGATAATATTATTGATTTTAATATTTGCGTCTTGTTCGTCTAGTTCGTCATCAATTGTTTGTGTTAATGCGTTCTTTGTAATCGTTTCGGCATCTACATTACGTCTTTTCTTATATATGAAATAATTGTTAAGGAACGATATTGTTCGTTCGTTTTTGCTCATAAACTCTGCTTGTGCATATTTATTTTTTCGGTTCTTTTCATTTTCATTCATCATAATATCGTATAACTCTTTAAAGTTACCTATACTACTCTTGAAACCTAGTTCGCGAGATTCCTCATTTGTAAGTGGTGTAAACCCATAATTCTCTAAAAGACGTGTTAAATAATTATAATTAACTAAAAATTCAGGAAACTTCTTATTAATAGATTCTTGATATACGTCAATAGTATATCCTAAACAGCTACTATCATCGGAAAACTTACTAGCGTCATATTGTTTCGTAATTTCCCATATTTTATCGTCTTCTTCCATAAGAATTTCACTTTCGCCCTTTTCTTTATCCGCAAGCATTTTGAATATTTTATTACCATCATAACTTGTTCCTATAAAGTATCCACCCTCCTTTGTTGTTTCACTAACATTTCTTAAAAAGTTATGTAATGTAACTTTTGAATTGAACATATAATGAACTGCAAATTGTATTGAGCAAATATTAAAACCTTCACTCCCTATACCATATACGTTATAAACTCCTTTACCTAAATCTTTTACATCTTTTGCTCCTTTTCCGAATACGGCGTTTGTGATTTTTTTACCTTGATCAGTAATGATACCTTCTGTGTTTCGTATATTTACCGATGAGTTACCTTCTACAAATAAAGCTTTTGGAATCCTTCCCTTTTTTTTCTTATTATTTAAATAACGAGCACATGCACCGTCTTTTCTGTTCTCGATATTATCCTTAGCTATATCTATACCAAATACAAAGTTCAATTTAGCAGCAATCCATTTTGGAAAATCACCGGCTTTTCCTACAGCTAAATCTATAAGGTTATGTCCAGGACTTGATACATTTTTAATTAAGTGATTTTTAACAAACTTGTTATGAAAATCACGCATTGATTTAGTTCGTGACTTTCCGCTTACTGCATTGTAATAAACATCGTCATCACCAATATTTTCATTAATTCCGAGCCCAGTTTTAATAATTTCATCCGTAATAGGATTATGGATACTGTGCCAATTGCTGTTGGCAACATGATATGCATTCCCAAAATTGTTACCACCGTTCCGTAAGTCAGCAGTTTTATCATATCTTACTCGTAAAGGAGTCCATTTCCACTTATTTTCATTTTCTTTTTCATAGCTAAATTCCACAATCATATTATCTTCAATAATTTCGCCTTCTTTAGTTAGCATTATTTTTTCTCCATTACTGCTTTCTTGAAGCATAATATTACAAATACCTGCGTCATTATCAGATGGATTTGTTGGATAAAATTGCATCGGACGATAACCCTCATCTTCATCCGGATTATTTACATTCGGTAGTTCATCGTCCAAAACATTCTTACAAGGATTAACATATCCATGTATTTTCTCGTCAAATCCTACACGTAGAATCAAAGTTTTATATTGTGAAATCTGGACATTTGAGTTAGTACTGATTCCACCTTTAAATATATTACCTACAAAATCGTCACCATTTGGTAATTTTTTAATAGAAATCAAGAAATCAATAGTGTTATATTCGACAGGTTTCCATTTAAAAGAGTGCTCCCATGTAGTTTTAATGGGCATTTTAGCCTTTTCTTTCTCATTATTTGCACCAACTGCTAACAACGAAGGTGTAAATATCAAACCATCAGTGTTATATTCAAATAAACCATCGTTTTCATATTGTAAGATGATTCCACATTGCTCAAATATAGAAGATTCGTTGCTAGATTTATAAAATTTTTTCTTTTCAATTCTGATAGAAACATCTGAATCTTTTATTATAGATTTGGGTCTAATATCTTTAATTGTATTTACCATTAACGGTAGGCGATAATTTAAAAGGGTCTTGTCATCCACATTTTCGATTGGAATAAATGCTTTGCTACGAACGTCTTCGCCCTTTAAATAATATATATCGAATGCTGCATATAGATTAATGAATTTACCTTCCTTATTATGTAATATGTGTTCGCCGTCGATGATTGTGCCTTTTAAGTCATCGTTATCGGATACAGCACCTGTATATTGAACATTCATATTTGTATCAATTAAATAAATTTTCTTCTTATTTGAAATATATAATAATTTACGTTCGCCATCTGCCTTATCGGTTACCGTGTAATTATTGTTTATATTTGGCATATTTGTTTCTTCTGTGGGTATTATGTTATACATTTGTAATGTGTATGACGACGGACCTATAAAATTCTTTGGTTTTACGAAGTGTTCTTTTTTCTCAGTCCATAATATATTCATATATTCATTTAAAATATCCTTTTGTTCTCTATACGAAACAGGATAATTCGTTCCTTGAAGTCCAGACAAAACGTATTTGATTACCTTTCTCAAACTATAAGCGATTTTATCGGGCGTATTATATTCGGTACCATAACCTATTTTTTCTGAATCTAATTCTATTTCTATTTCATATTCCATACTTGATTCTAATACACCTGAATTTGTAAATCGGTATTCTGGAACATAATTTCTGTCTAATTTTTTAGACGACCTTACAATACTTAAATCTACTTTTAATGGAAACTTATCATGTTTTAATGTGGTTCTATTAATTAATCGGAACGTTTTTTTGTTATCACTCCATTTATCAATGATTCCGCGGATGATTCCGGAACCTTGGTTGAATTTTTTTTCAACTTGTAAAGATACACGGAAATTAAAATCTTCAAAATCAACTGGATATATTAGGGAATCGTCATCATTGCGCAAAAGAGATTTTTGTTCGAAAGAGCCATATACACCACCATTATTATCTAATATATTATCGGTTTTGCAATATTTTGATATATTTCCTAATCCTGATACTTCGGTTCTAATATTAGACATTTTTGTAACGCCTGTTTTAGGGTCGACGTATTCACTGCTTATTCTAAGAAAATCCTCTGGCTGTAAATCTCTAAATTGTAGTGATTTTAATATTTTCACAACATTAGTATAATCAATATATGTTAGTTTACGAAATCCTTTTGTTCCAAACCGAACTTCCAATTCAAGAGAACCATCGGATGAATTTCGTCCTTTAACATTTTCTAAATAGAGATTTAATAACTCATCTAATCTTATTTGTGATTGAGTTCTCTCTGTCATATATATAATTATAATTATTATTTTTATACTATTATAATACTACTATTCAATTTTATTATAATATAGTTTGTATTTTTTGATATATGTCGGTTTTTTTAAGTTTCATACCATTATTATCGATGATTGATATATTTAATTTTTTGCATATTTCTTGTAAATCTTTTATGGTATAACCACTGATAGCTTTTATGGGTTTTGATGGATTAGTCACATAATAATTTTCAATAATATTCGTATAATAACTATTTATATCGGTATCATAGACACCGTATTTGTTATTTTCCCAATAAATAATACCATTCACTGTATCTGTATACTTTAAATCAAATACTAGTCTGTTTTTCACTACACATAATGATATATTGTAAGCAATACAGAGAGCTGATAGTCCTTTGATGGTAATAGTTTGCTCGTTTAATAGTTCATTTTCTATTTCTGTTTTTTTTAGTTTATGTTCTTTTAAAATATCCTTTTTAGATTTCAGTATTTCAATGGCTTTTATTTTGGTTTCTTTTTCGATGGTAAATATGTTATTGAGATTAAATAAATAATTTTCCTTTCCATTTAATATGATATAAAAGCACCAAAATAAAACGTCTTTTTGACGTGGGATAAAAACATCTTTGTTTTCTTTTGTTTTTTCTTTTTTATGAATAGATTTTTCCTTCAGTTTCAAAGTATTATTTAATTTTGTGTAACGAATAATGTTATCATTTGTAAACATGTAACTATTCAAATCATTAAATAAAAAATCATATTGCTTCTTCCTTGAAGTCATACTATATAGTGGGAACGCTTACTCTTTATTACCATTAAAAAATTTATTTTGGATTCTATCTTTTTCATTTTCTACTTCGTTTAATTCATCTTCTTGCTCGTCTACATACTTAATATATTTGTTAATTTTTTCTATTATAGAATTATCTAGCTCTGTTAAATTGATAAATGTTCCATTGTTATTTTCATTTAATGTGGTGTTATTATTGTTAAAAATACGTAATATTTCCATTTGATGATATATTGTCATTGATTCTATACGTGTCTTAATTAACTGTAAATTATTTGACATTATAATTAATATAATTTTAGTTTTTAATTACTATTATTATATTAATTTATATTTATTCATTAATTGTAATAGGTTTTTTCTTCTTCTTTGCACCTATTACCTCAGCAATAATAGAAATGTATTTATCATTTAATTCGTATCGTTGTCCAACTACACGAACTGTTATTTCTTGATTTTCGGAAAGATTTGTATATTTACTATTTGTGCTATGGTCACGGGCTACAAATATAACTACTGGACTGGGTGTATCCGATGTTTCTGCACGAATACCAGCTCTGGTAATATTCTTAATATTACATTCAATATGCATTCCTTCAACCGGTAAACAAATCATACATTCTAATATAACTTCAAACACAATAGTATCACTATTAATTAGACCACTCGAATATGTAAGGATTTTGGTGGAATTAGGTTTTACATACCCTTCGGCGATACATCTGCCTTCACACTCGGATCTAAGAATAGCTTCAAGTGTTTCACTAAGATTTTTACCAATGTTACTAATAGGCACAGATACTTTTTTTGTTATCATCGTTGAATGATATATGTCTACTGGTTTTTTTCGTCGTATCGTTTTGGGTTTTGTTTTAATACCTTTGTTTATTTCTTCTTTATTTGATTCTGGAGCGTCAGGTTCGGCTTCAGATTCAGCGTCAGCTTCGGTGTCAGGTTCGGCTTCAGATTCAGCGTCAGGTTCGGCGTCAGTTTCAACATCCGTTTCGTCATCTTCTGTTTCTTCACCCATCGTAGATTTTATAATTTGTTCTAGCTGAACTTCTTCTAATTCATCACCTAAACCAGCACCTAAACCTGAATCTATCTCATTAATATTTTTTTTGTAATCACCCATAATAATCTTAATATATTAATGCGACATTTTTTTAAACTTTAATCAATTTTTCTATTAATTTATTTGGTTGTATTGTAAAATATATTTTCAACAGGTGATAAAAACCATACTTTATTGTCTTTATTATTTTTATTGTGAATACGAAACATTAATTCCTGATAAATACATA